GCGGCGGCAACGGACAGGTGCATTTGGCCGGCGGTTGATTACAGCCCGTGCAATACGTTTGCGAGTCCCGCCCTGTGGCGGGGCGCTCATCGAGAGCCTGAATGCAGACGAACAGGTGCCACAGCGCACCCTCGTTCACGGCGATCGTATCGCCCATTTCCCGCAAGGTCTGATTGGACTCGCTATCCCACGGCTGACTTTTATCTTGGACATGGGACACCAGCGTGCGCGCAGCGGCCAGCGCATTGTTGATCAGATCGGCACGAGCTTCGTTCAATGGAATGTTCTCCCATCTGCGCACTGTATGGTCATGCCTGTGCCATTCTCGTTCGTGGTGACCGTGGAAGGCTTACAGTCCGGCGGGTAAGTCATAGCCGACCCATCTATCTTGTGGATGATGACGGGAGTCCGCACGGCGGATTTTTCCTCGCATCCGCTGACAATCAGGGCCGCGATGAGTAAAAAAATAGTGTTATGTTTGCTCATGCCTTTTCAATGTCCAATGTCCAAAATGCAATAGAGATTGCTGTGGCCAACCATTCGGCAATCGCTATATTTGTAGATCTGCCACCAGATCAATAGGCCCAAAACTCCAAGAATCATCAGAGCTAGGCCAAACAGCCTCATACCTTCTTCTCCGCGCCCGCATTGGCAGGAGCCACTTCAACCGTGTAGACCTTCGTAGCTCGCTCGGCTGCACCGCACTGGCAGGCTTGCCCGGGTTCGCCAGCCGGATACATCGGGCTGAACGCAAGGCATCCTTCCAAGTGGCGGTAGGTCGCGCGATCGTAACCAGCGAATTTCACCGAGTAGCGCTGGCCGCCAATCATGGCGTAATCGATCTGCAGATTTGCGGATTGTTTATTTATTCCCTTCATTGGGCAATGACAATTTTGTTGGCCCCGGCTGCGCACATCGGGCAAGTCAGGTTTTTCATGATTTTGGCTGCATCGTCGATCAGTATCGGCAAATACAGCCCGATCCAGTGGTGTCCGCATTTCGTGCAGCGCACTTTGCATGGGTTACGTGCCAAGTCGTTCATGACTGTTTCAGTTGCAACCGATGCCGGATTTCCATCCAGAGTTCTCCGAGCATGTTTCGACCGTCCCGCTTCGGCCCCCATCCCCAATAGTCATCGCGCCATGAGTTCTCGATTAACCTCCGGTTCCCTGTCTCAAGCAGCTTGCGGCGAACGTACTCATGCTGTTCGACTTTTGCTTGAAGGATGGACCGCATCGTATCGACCTTGATCGAATCCCAATCGGGGCACCGATACTGTTTCCAGCGCTCGGCCATCTTGAAAGCATCATGGGCTGACTTCGCAACACGGATGGCGGCTCGTTTCAGTGGATCGTTTGGGAACTTGCTCCAGTGGTAGGCATGCTCGGAAGTTGGGAATACCTCTCCATTCCACTCGATGATGAAAGCAGAGAAATTCGATAGGACATAGAATTCCTGCTCGTAAAAAAACACTTCCTTGTGATTGTCTAGGCCGTGATAGGAGTCCGAATTGTCGAAAACGACTGTAGCCGTCGTCAGCTTGGCAATCTGGCTTTGGAACAGCTTCACGAACCACTTCAGCTCCCACGTGGAGAGCTGGATTCCTCGACCGGCCAGATTGCACCAGGTTTCGACGATTTGCTGATCGTTCTCATACCGGTGATCAGGCGCGGGCTTGCGGAGTTCGGCCATGAGCGGCGTATCTGTAAGGCGCGGTAGAGCCAACAGAACTCCACCGTATCCCTTGGGGCCATCCGCTGTGTTGTAGACGCGGTAATCCGGGCAGCTTTTCTTTCGGCATCGCGCCGGATGGGGAAAGGGACCGGCGGTCTTGTCTCCGCACGCGGCGCAAACCCAAAGAAGCTCAATCGATTCTGGAGACTGTTCGGATGTCATGAAGGCGAATTCCCGTCTATGGTGAAGGGCAGTAGCGTATGAATGACTTCTCCCACCGCGCGATCGTAATCTGCCTGCGGAGTATTGGCCGGGAGCAAGTCATCGATGAAGTTTTCCACCTCGACGGTGAGCTTGCTCAGGGTCAACTGACTCTGCCGGGGGGGAGAGGCAGGCTGGTCACTCACGCGGATGGTATCCGGCGATATTCAAGAGCGTTTCAGCCAAGGCAGGCGCTTCTTCAACATTCCTGTCCACCTGATGCAGCGCTTCCGCGCAAGTGGGCTGATGCTCGGCTCGCCACGTCTCCACCGCCTGCAGGACTCGCTCGGCGGTATCGGCGCGGTCCTTGATCGGATCCGGCGCTGTGGGATCCGGGAACTCAAACGGCGTGATCGCCCCCACCGGGGACAATGTTTCCGGCAGTACCACGGCCGTGACATTCCGGTTTTTCAGAATATCCTTCAGCCGTAAAGCAAGCTCGGCATAGTCACGATGAGAGACATGGCTTTCCGGCATGCTGAAAAACACAATATCGCCCGGGCGCGTGGCCCGAAGGATGGTGACCTTCAGATTGTCGATTTGTAACGGTTTTGCATCCTCGCTCATTCGTACCGTCCTCTATCTCAGAAGGGAATGTCGTCATCGCGGTCACCGCCAGAGCTGCCTGCCGCCTGAGACGGCGACGGGTTCCGCTGGGGACTGGCTGGCCGTTCGTTGGGCGGCGGCGGACGATTGCCGCTTGAGCCATCGCCTTTGCTTCCCAGCATCTGCATGCTCTGGCAGACGATTTCCGTGATGTATCGTTTGTTGCCCTGCTTATCAGTCCATTCGCGAGTTCGAAGCGAACCTTCGATGAATACCTGAGAGCCTTTTTTCAGGTACTTGAGACACACGTCGGCGAGACCACCGAAGACTGTGATCTTGTGCCACTCGGTCCGTTCTTTCTGCTCCTGCGTTTCCCGGTCCTTCCACTTCTCGCTGGTGGCGATGCTGAAGCTGGCGACCTTGTCGCCGCTGGGCATGGCATGTCCCTCGGGATCTCGACCGAGGCGACCGATGAGCATCGCTTTGTTTAAGTCTGACATCGAATATCAACTCTTCTGAGTGTTGGCGGAGTTTTGAAGCGTAGCACTCTGCCTCCAGGCATGCTCATCGAATCCGCGCATCAAGGCAGGAGCAAACCAACTGATCGCATCTTCGATCGGCACCGAGGGGAAGCGCTTGTGAAATGCCTCGGCCCAGTCCTTCGCGTCAAAGGAAGGCAATGGCCAATTGTCCACTCGCTGTTTGCATAGGCTACGCAGACGGTCCGCCGCCGCATACATGTCCTCGCGATTCGCAAATAGAACGAGAACGGCAGGCCGAGGGCCCGGGCCATCTGACTCAAGCACGGCCGTTGCGAGGCTCAGAGGATTCGCGCCCTCATCTTTCAGTTCAGGGTGAGACTCAGGCAATACCTGCGTCTGAAATGGGTTATGGCTGGCCAGAATGTTGGACAGCTCCACCGCCATGTCATGGCGGATGAGATACCGATAGGTGGTGTACCAGATCGCAACTGTCCGATGCAGTTTGGCGATCGCATGGAGTGCTTCCTGCCAGTCTCGAGCGGCCTCCATGACGATGGGATGCTGACCATACAGGTCATGAAGGCGCCGGATGCGGGGATCTAGCCGTGGAGACTCTGTAAGAATAACGGGCGATTTCTCCGGCGGATCGGCGCGTCCCAGTGCAGCATCAATACGCTGGAGCAGACCGAAATTCTCGGCACTGATATGACTGCGGCATTCATCAAGGAGCCGCTCTATCCGGCGGTGCTCGATCCTTAAGCGAATACCTGTCATGCCATTACATTTCGGGCAGACAAGGCAGTCGAAGCCCAACGCCGGCGGCCCTGGATAGACCGTATTGCAATCCTCGCAGAGCCATTCCTTCACATCGTGCAGCAGCTCGTCGATTCGCGCCTGCTTGGAGGCCACCTCGCCACATGCCTTTGCAAAGCGTTCGGCGAGGGCTCTTTTTTCGAGCTCCAGACGCAGGATGCGATCGCGGGCGGCTGTCGTCACCTGAGCATGATCGGAGTCCTCTGGCGTGAGATAGCGGATGCGATGCGCTACCCACTCCGTGCTCATATGACGGAATGTCTCTCCCCCTTCACCGCCGGATATTCTGACGGTCGCTTCATCCCGCATTTTCTGGCGAACATCACCCGACAGTTCGGCCCAATTTGGATCAGGTTGCATCATGTAGAGATTTCCTCACTGATTCGTTTGTCGATCACAGCCTGTTCGCTGGGCGGCGCGTGGGCCCATGTCCATTCGAGGCGCAGAACCTGGTCTGGGGATTCCTTGCGCCATTCCTCCCAGCTCTCGTGTACGAGCTTCCAGCGAACCCATAGCAGGATGTCCGGCTTTGCCTCGAAAGGATCCTGCTCGGCTTGGCAGCGAGCGCACTGATGAGTGCCCGGCTCGGCGTGCTTACTACAGAAAAACAGTCCGCAGCCATTCTCGCCGCCATAGGGCTGTTGGTCCGCGCAAACATAGGCCAGCCCGCGGTTTATCTCTGTGGAGCAGTCAGGATAGTCACAGAGCGCGGGGACACCATAGCCGATATCGCGTTCCCAATTATCATCGTACCCGATGGCCCATCCCATTCAGGGAATCTTCCCGTCGTCTGGCGGCTCGTCATCGAGCACATCCATCAGATTGTCGACCATCGCTTTGGTCATTCGGGCACTGGCGGACTCCGCAGACCGGGGACCGCTCGCCACACTCCCGGCTCGCAAAGCTGTTTCTGACGGCGTCATCAGTGTCAGCGTCGTGATTCTTTCCCAGTAAGTATTGGGAAACACGCCCGCCGGAGTGTAGTCGTGTTGCACACGAATTACGCCGACCCCCAAGTCCACAAGCCTGTTGACCGGCTTGGGCTTGTCGGGCATCGAGGAAGGTGGTTCCGCCATGATTGAATTACTCCGTTGCTGCTGTCGCAGTCTGTTTGGGTTGCACGCGCTCCAACAGGTAATAGCCGCGCACGTTCTCAAGGAATATGACGGGGTATCCACTCTCGCAGACGTATGCTTCGCCGCGCGTCTTCGTATGCTCGATCTGGCCATTGTCGCGCGTGAGGGTGACTTCAGTCCCCGGCGGGTTCTCCTGATTCCACCGAGTGCAGACTTCTTGGGCCTCTTTCTTCGTGGGCTTTTTTTTCGACATAGGCTTTACTCTTTAGAGGAGGAGGGTGAACGCAATCGTTCGAGCTGCTTTGGATCGACCCAAAGATGCGCGCATGTTGGTTTATCGTGCGCTTTCGGCATCAGCTTCCCGCGTTCATCGTGGATGGCGGAAGGGATGATGATGTTGGGGATCGCCTTTCGGCAATCGGCTAGAGACGTGAATAGCAGCGCGCCATCGGGAGGTATATCTGGACAAACCCCTGAGCAATACAGAATGAGCACGTACAGCATAGCGGCGAACGAGACCTTTTGGACTCAGTCCAGAGCGGGGCCGAGGAAGATTGATTCAGGTCGGATTATCCACAAAAAAGCGTAGGCTACAAGCAGGCAGACGGATCAGATCGGCGTTTCTCCGCATCGAGCGCCTCGATCCGCTCGACGGCAGCAGCCATGATAAAGATGACTTCGAAGCCATCGCCTTTCACGAGCTGCCCCAATTTCGTGGCCGCAATGAGCGTGTCGCACTTCAGATCCTGCTCGGTCTTTTGGATCAAATCCTGATAGGGCTTCATCTTCTCGGCGTACTTGTCCCCCATCAAAGACCGGGTTAACCGCCGTATTTCATACAGTTGCGAGGCAACATGGGTTATTTTTTCTGGGTCAACTCCGTTGGACATCACTCTTCCTTGATGCGCTCAACATGCCGATAGGTGATCAACCGGCTGGTCGCGCCACCGATTCCAATTGAAATGACCGAGACAAGCAGGAAGGTTCCCAGCCAGATCCAAAAGCTTGAGAAAACAAACTTCAATATTTCAAGCATTCGGGAAACTCCGGGTTAGTGTTAGCAGTAGCGCCCGGGGTGTAAACGCGGCAAGCCCCGGGCGCCTTTGGCTGTCCTATTCCATGGCATGGCGGCTTGTGGCCAAGTATTCCCTCCGGGGCGCCTCCTTCGGGACAGGTGACACAAGGACCGTCGCTGCATCCGTGCTCCATCATGATTTCGACGCGCGCCTCTTCGCCTCTTCCTCAAGCGCTCGACAGTGCCAGTGAGGTAGAGTGGTGAGAGCGCAGTCAACATGCAGGTACAGCGTGCTTTTCAAGCCCTGCCTGTATGAAAGTTGCTGCGAGCCTTTCTCAATAGGCTTGTCGCACTGATGCGAGGCACAACGCTTTGTCTTGCGCGCGATCGTTATCTTGCTGTCCTCGTATGTACCCATCAGCGTTGATCGGATAGTTGGTCCGAATCTCAGTTGGGCGTTTCAGATAGCATGCAGATAGGACCCTGACGAGGATTGAGCAAGCCCCTACGCTCGCGATGGACCCTCAGCTTGCCGTCCTTTCGCCTGAAGACGAGTTTTTTGCACCACTTGCATCGCACTCGACGTTTCATTTCCGTTACTCGTTTTGGTTGTCCGATTTACCAACCAAACTTTTTGGCGCAGATAGGACCGATTCCACGCTGCACGCTCTCAGGATTGTCCAATACCCTTGAGCAGACTGCGCATCGCCCGGTCAGACGGCCGTGCTCGATGGCGGCGGCAAGCGGGTCTCGGCCGACGCGCATCACCTCGGCGGTCTCCTCGCGAGTAGTGCCGCCAACGGCGAAGAAGCGCCCCTCCGGCGTGATCTTCCCCTTGTAGTTACCTCCCAGCTTCACATAGACATGACCGGGATTTTTCGAATTTTCCTTGGCATAGGAAAAAACAAACTCTTTGAATTTGAGCGCCGGGGCCTTTAGCCCTGTGGCGCGAGCCGCCTTGAAGGCATCGAGGAGCCTTGTGTAACCGCTACCAGAGACATCTGGCGCGGCGGCGGCACGAGAGGGGGAGGGCTGGCCCGCGATGATGGCGCGCACGGCTTCGACCTGTCCTTTGGAAAGGGTCCCCTTCTCTTCATACTGCCCGGACAGTGAGACCGCGAAATTATTGCTCGGCAGGTGAGAGTAGATCCACGCGATGACGTCGCGGTGAGCGCTGATCCATTCGGCGTTGATCGGCTTCTGTGAAGGAGCTGCGGGACTGCGCGGGGCCCAGCGGCACGCGGGGCGGCGCTGCGCGAAGGCGAGCTGCGCATGGAGGAAGTCTGTTGGCTGCTGCTGCACTGGCTTGTCGGCTTCCGTAGCCAGAGCGTTCGTTACGAACTGGATATTGGCCAAGGTGCTCACTTCCGCCACTCCTAAGCTAGCGCCCAAGACATGCCTCAAATATAGGGCATGTCTCAAAAAAGATCAAGACGACCGTCACAGAACCGCATCTATATATAGACCACCGGCTCCCGAATGGCCGTCCCGGGCGCGGCGTGACGCCAGACTGGCTCCGCTATGCCTGAAACACTCCTATCAGTTGCGTTCGATGAATCCGCCCCCGCTGGCGAGCGGCAGGCGGCCCAAAATGAACTGACCAAGTCGACGGTGCCCGCACTGGCTGCGGACCTGATCCCGCGATCAGAAGTGCAACCGGTGATCGACTTCATTACTCAGCGCTTTGAGGATGAAATGATGGCGAAGGCGTTGTCGCGCAACAACGTCATCCCATTCCCCTCCCGGATGGCGAAGTCTCGCAAGCCGGGCATGCAGTCGGTTTGGCTGGATGACATGCAGCTCACGGTGATGGGCGATTACTACGAGCGCCCCAGCGTGTTCACGTTCGACAGCATGCGTGCGATGGTGGAGCAGACCCCCATCCTGAACGCCATCCTGTTCACGCGCATCCGTCAAGTATCGCGGTTCTGCAAGCTGTCAGATCCTGACTCACCAGGGTTCCAGGTTCGATTGCGCGACAAGGACGCGAAGGCTTCCGGCGACGAGCTCAAAGAAATAGCCGCGCTGCAGACCTTCTTCATCAATTGCGGCTGGGAGACAAACCCGCGCAAGCGTCGCGTACTGAAGCGCGATCACTTCTCGATGTTCATGACGAAGCTGGTTCGCGACTCGCTCACCATGGACTCGATGCCCATCGAGACCGAGTTCAAGCGCGATCGCTCGCTCGGGATGGATGGGATCTATGCGGTGGACGGGTCGACCATCCGCCTTTGCACCGAGCAGGGGTACCGCGGCGATGATGAGATTTTCGCCCTGCAGGTTGTCCAAGGAAACGTTCGCGCTGCTTATACGCTGGATGATCTGATCTACATCCCGCGCAATCCGCGCACAGACGTGCTCTGCGCTGGCTACGGTTTGAGTGAAACGGAACTCCTTATTCGTGTTGTCACCGGCTTTTTGAACGCCTTCAGTTACAACACGAAATACTTCGATTCGAACGCCATTCCGAAGGGAATCCTGCACCTCGCGGGCAACTACTCCGAAGAGGATGTCAACGTCTTCAAGCGTTATTGGAACTCGATGGTGAAGGGAGTTTCAAACTGGTGGACATTGCCGGTGATGGTCTCCAAGGATCAGGAGTCTCGCGCTCAATTCGAAAAGCTGGGAGTCGAGAACAACGAAATGATGTTCTCGAAATGGATGACCTTCCTAACGTCCATCGCTTGTGCCATCTACGGCATGAGTCCCGACGAAATCAACTTCGAAGCGTTCTCGGCAAGCAAGTCTTCCCTGTCCGGCAGCGACACTGAAGAGAAGCTGGCTAACTCGAAGGACTCCGGTCTTGAGCCGCTCCTGTCCTATTTCGAGAACGTCTTTACCGATTACATCGTTGCCGACTTTGGCCAGAAGTACGAATTCAGTTGGACCGGCCGCAAGAAGCAAGACGAGAAGCAAAACTTCGAGGAAGTGAAGCTCACGGGCACAGTCAACGAGCTGCGCGCTGCGCGTGGCGAAGAAAAAGCCAAAGGCAAATGGGGTGATGCGCCGCTCAATCCAACGCTCATCCCTGTTTGGCAGGCTGAAACCGGCGTGGGAATGCCAGATGGCGAAGATGAGGAGGGTGCGGGGAAACGCAATCTCCTCGAGAGCACATTCCCCCAAAAGAATGGTGGCAGCAAGGATGCCCCCGCTTCGAAGCCAAAAGGTCCGAAGAAGGTGAGCACCAAAAAAGTTGCCACGTTAAGCAAGTCGATGGGAATCCCTGTTTACTACATAGAGAGTTGACTATTCATGAGTGTCGTACAAACAGTTGATCCAGTAACGTTGGGCCTTACTCCCCTCAAGGGAGTTCGTGGAGGCGTGCAGATTTCGTTGCCCGCGAATGCGGCGGTGATCACGCCAGATGATGCCAAGGTCTATGACACGCCAGTTTCCGTATGGGTGGGATCGATCGGCGATGTTGCCCTCGTTCCGTATGGCCGCGCCGGCGATGCGGTCGTGACCTATCCGGCAGTTCCTGCAGGCACGCTGCTTCCCGTGCTGGCGAAAAAAGTCATGCAGACCGGGACCACGGCGGGTCAGCTCCGCGCGCAATGGTGATCCGGTGAACGTGCACGTTGCTGATCCGGTGACGGCAGTCGCGAATCCCCTCATCGGGCGAAACGCGCTAGTCGTCACGCAACTGCCTGATGGGTCGGAAATCAATCCAGACGACATTGTCGTCTACGATCCGCCCATTCAGGTCCTGGTCTGTAGTGCCGGTGATGTCGCTATCGTGTTTTACGGGATGGATGGCGATCGCTCACTCATCTATACCATGGCCGCATGGCGCACCGTCCCGGTTCTCGCCAAGCAGGTTTTGGCTACCGGGACAACCGCAGGCGCACTGTTCGGTCAGAAGGCGTTTGCACCGCCTATCCCCACGGGGCCCACAGCAGACTCAACGCTTGTGACGGCAGACTCAACAACCATCACCGCTGACCATTTCTAAAGAAAGAGGAAAACATGAGGAAGACATTTTTCGCAGTGCCGCTACTCGCGGCATGCTTGCTGGCGCATGGCGCGCAGCAGTCCGTCAACATTGGTACGGGACCGAACGTTGGAAACGGCGATCCGCTCCGCACCGCATTTACGAAGCTCAACGCCAATGACACTGAACTGTATGCCAAGTTCCCATCGAACTGGTTGACTGGCACTTGCACCACGGCAGTTCCGTTGCGCGGCGACGGTTCGTGCGGCACGATTCCGGCGTCAGCCATCACGGGGAACTTCACTGTTTCGCAAGGTGGCTCTGGTCTGACGACGGCGACCGCTCACGGTGTGCTGCTCGGCGAAGGCACCTCACCATTTGGCATCACTGCGGCGATGGCGCCCGATACGCTCCTGCAGGGGCAAGGACTCACGTCGGATCCTGCAGCGGTCAGCCTGCTCGATTGCGGTGATGCGAGTCACGCTCTCTCCTACTCCACCAGCACGCATACCTTCGGCTGTCAGGCGATCGCCAGCACGGCGACGCCGGTTACGGTGCCCAATGGTGGAACAGGTCTGACGAGTCTCACGGCGCATGGTCTGGTTGTCGGCGCCGGTACCAGCAGCGTCAACCTAGTGCCCGCCATGGCTCTGGATACGCTTCTGCAGGGCAAAGGTTCGAGTGCTGATCCGGCCGCAGTCAGCCTAGTTGATTGCATAGACCCGAATCATGCTCTTGCGTACTCCACGACTACGCACTCTTTTAGTTGCCAGCCGCTCAACACGCTTTCGACTCCGGTCTCGGTACCGAATGGCGGGACGGGGCAGTCTGCGCTGACATCCCATGGCGTTTTGCTGGGCGAGAATGTTTCCGGGGTGGGAGCGGTCGCGGCGATGGCGGCAGATACGTTGCTGCAGGGCCAGGGGACTTCGCTCGATCCGGCCGCAGTGAGCCTTCTCAATTGCGGTGACAGCACACACGCTCTTTCGTACAGCACCAGCACGCATACCTTCGGCTGTCAGGCACTGACGGGAATCACGACTCCCGTGACCGTGGCGAACGGCGGTACTGGCGTTGGCACGTTGACGAATCATGGAGTATTGCTCGGCCAAGGCACCAGCAACGTGACTGCAGTGTCCGCGATGGCGGCAGATACCTTCCTGCAGGGTCAAGGTGCCTCGGCCGACCCGGCTGCGGGCAGTCTCATCAACTGCGGCGATGCGACGCATGCGCTGGCCTATTCCACGACCAGCCATACCTTCACCTGTCAATCGATCACCGGTACAGGTGGAAGCGCTCAGTTCAGCCTTGCCGCGAAAGCCTCGGATACGTCCCGCGCCAGCAATACCACGCTGTCAGACGATCCAGAGCTGCAGGTCACATCGTTGGCTGCGGGAACGTACAGCGTCGAATGGATGGTCATCATCACCGGTCCGGCCGGAAATACAAATTTCAAGGCTGGATTGGATTGCACCGCCACGGTGACGAGTTCGTTTTGGGCGACCAACATTATCGACGCCGCTGGTAATCGCGGCAGCAATGCTGGCCAGAATGCGTGTCCTGCCTCTCAGACACAGACGGTGCTGACGAGCGGTGCATACACGATCATTCAAGGGTTTGGCACTGTTGTTCAGAGCACGACTGGCACGCTTGCTTTCCAATGGGCTCAGGCGAGCAGCAGCGCCACGGCGGAAGTGACGAAAGCCGGTTCGTGGTTCCGAGTTAGCAAAGTGCTGTAAGTTCGTTTCCTGCCTTGATGAGAGCCATCGGCCTGTCGCAAAAATGATCAAGCGTCGTGACGCGATAGTGTCAGGCCATGGCTCTCTTGCTCGATCTAACCGCTATCGCGAAGCATCACACTGATGATGCGCTCGAATTTCTACACAAGGCGATCGCGCACGGAAGTGATGAGATTTGGGACGAGCATCCTGATCCGGCCGTGCGCAAGCTCATCGAGCTGTTCACGCAGCGCTGATTGCTGAAGCTCGAGGAAGTCCGCAAAGAGCTGATTGCCTGGTCTCGCGGCGCTCGCCAGAAGCCGGGCCTCCGACAAGAGCAGCCCCCCGGCGCGATGGAGCGCTGGGGGCAGGACGAACTGAAGATTGTTCGCCTGTATCTGGAGCGGTTGCCCTCGCAGGAATGGACTCTTAACGACCACATGATGATGGTCGACTATCTAGTGCAGCGGTATCTGCCCCCTGATGAACTCAAAAGCGAGGCCGAATGGCTGGCCACGCGCTCGGTGCTCATGGGTCGCGTGCAGGCCAATATGGAGTTAAAAGCCAAGCAGATGGAGATTGTCGCGGCCCATCTGCCTATCGCACTTGGACAGGCACTTTCACGTTTCCCGATGACCCCCGCGCAACGGCAGGCGATCGAATACGCCAATGTCCATGCGGGCGAGAATGTCAGGAAATTCAAAGACGATACGCGGCACGCCTTGCGCGAAGTGGTCACGCGCCGCGCTCGAGACCGGGCACTCGGCATCGAGCGCGGATCACTACAGACCGAACTGGTCGACCGGTTCGCCATCCTCAACCGCGACTGGCGGCGGATCGCGGTCACCGAGTCCGGCGAAGCTCTCAATCAGGGGCACATCGCCAGCTTGAAGCCTGGAATGACGGTTAAGCGCGTCGAGCAGTATCGCGGTGCCTGCCCGTTCTGCCGCTCGATCGATGGAGTGATCGCGACCGTGGTGGCACCCGATGCGCCGGACAAGGACGGCGATACTCAAATTTGGATCGGCAAGTCCAACGTGGGCCGCTCGGCGGCACCGCGTAAGCGCGTAGGTGACGAGCTCGTGCCGCGCCCGGCGGACGAGCGCTGGTGGCTCCCGGCGGGCCTCGCACATCCGAACTGTCGTGGCCGGTGGGTGACGAGCGGCATCCAGATGCAGCAAGGCGACGACCCTGATTTTCACAAGTGGCTCGAGCAAACGCTGAGCGGCGGGAAGAAGTAAACCATGGCACAGAAGAACGGCAGGGACGCATTCATTTTCATGAAGTATGACCCGCGCCTGCCGCCGGACTACTTCGCTCAGTGCATCGGATGCAGAAGGTTTGTGCCTTCCAGCTTCACGGAAGGCGATATCGATTTGTGCATCGATCACGGCTCGAAGATCAAAGTAGGTCCGTACTACTCGTGCGGCGTGTACGCCAAATGGCCCCGCGGCAAACCCGAAAACAAGGTAATCGAAAATCACGCGGCGGAGCTGGCCAACAATCTGCCGGGAGCGGTGAAGCCGGAAGAGTCCGGCCTTGTCGAGCGCAATGTCCGTTGTATCAACTGCATATTTTTCATGGCCGAGGGCGGCAAGTGCGGGCTGTATATCGCTCTGAATCAGGAGCAGCCTGAACGCTGGAAGTTGGACCCGAACGTTGAAAAATACGACTGTTGCAACGCCAATCTGGAACTCGAAGGCGAACGGGAAGACGACGAAACCACGCTGAAAAAAGCGATCCTGTTTGTCCGATCAACATCAGTGAAGGGGTGACATCATGAAGGCCCTGCTATTCGTGAAGGCGATGCCGGTCAGCGCCACATATCGCATCGAGGAGCCGACCGTTGCCGTTGCTCACGCTCGAACCGAACTCGATGACGAGACGCGCCATAGCAACAACGCGATCATGCCGCGCGAGGAGCGCACGAACCCTCGGCCCACGGAAGCGCAGAAGGCATCCGGTGATTACGACAAGCGTAAAGTTGGATGGCAAGGGCTGACTGTCGCCATCGAAAGTGAAGCTGGCACGGTTCGCAGCGGGACCAATCGGGACGGGGAAACCTGGTCAACCACGCTGAAATATCCCTACGGGTACATTCAACAGTCGACAGGCATGGATGGCGAGGAAGTCGACGTCTTTCTCGGACCGGATGAAGACGCGCAAATGGTGTACGTAGTGCACGCGCGTAAGGTCAACCGGTGGGATGAGTTTGACGAAGACAAGGTCATGCTCAATTTCCCTACGGAAGAGGCTGCAGCGGCTGCGTTCCTTGAATGCTACTCGGATCCACGTTTCCTCGGTCCGATCACGGCAATGCCGGTGATTGAGTTCGTGCAGAAGGTGCAGAACACGAAAGACCGCCCGACGATGATCAAGGCGTTCATCAAAGGGTATACCCGGAAGGATGGCGTTTATGTTCCGCCCCATCAGGATAACCGTCGAGCCAAGACTGCCTCGGGTGCCGTCTCGCGCAAAGCAGCCCATGAGATAGAAGGACATTCCAAGGGAGCGTTGAATGTCGCGAACCGGGCTCCGGGTAAAGAAGGAATCGAGGCATCTTCACACGCTGGGAAGATGTCAGAACAGGCGGTCTCTGGAGCGGTGAGTCACAAAGAGGCTGCGGAAGCGCATACCAAAGCCAAGGCGCTCCACGAAAAACTAGCCAAGACACATCGGAATTCTATTTCCCATGGAACTGATCCAGATCATGGAACGGCTGCTGTGCTGCATGACTGGGCGGCGGCTTGGCATCGCGAGCGCGAGAGCGAATAGGTTCTAACCGTGAAAGACAACAAAGGGCACCTGTTTGAAATGCCGACCCATGTCAAGGGGTCGACTGATAAGCACGGACATGTTCGCGCGAGCCATATGGCGGTCCGGCTGAAGAAAATCACCAAGCCTTCGGCCCCGGCTCGAGTCGAATCAGCGCCGGACAAATTCATCGTTTCCCATGGCGGCGCGGAGCGCATGCGTGAGGCGTTGAACGGGATGAATTCCGAGCAGCGCGCCAAGCTCATCGATGCCATGTCCTACGTGGGCAACATCAAACACGATGCCGTGCTGGAAAAGCTCGGCATGAAGGACCCTCCTCGCGACCCGGCTGCAGAACGACAAGCACTCGTCGAGCGGCTGGGACGCGGCGTCTCGGGTGGCTTCATCAACGAGAAGGAGAGCGCTGCGGTCCTTGAGACCTACGACAAGGAAGGCTCTCCTGCCGCCCTCGATGCACTGCGCGGAATTTTGCGCGCGAAAAAAGAGGCCGCTGCGGCACAGGCCGCGCCCGCCGCCGCCGCTGAACCTCCAGCGCCCGCGCCAGAAGCGCAGACCGGACCGAAGGAAGGGGATACCAAGACCGAGGACGGTATCGAATACGTGCTGAGAGACGGGCGCTGGCATCGGCTGGAAACGGCCGAGGCGCAATCGCCGCCACCGGCTGCGGAGGCGGAGCCAGCGCCTGCAGCCCCGGAGATACTTCCTGAGCCACAGCCGGAGGAGGAAGCACCTCCGCCACCATCCGAGGGGCCACCGTCCGAGGGCGATGACCTAGATCCGAACAGCCCGAACTACCGGTACCGCGATACCGGCTACATCGCGGGCAGTCGCAAGGAAGAAGCGGCCAAGATGATCCGCCGCATGGCGAAGTCCGGCGAGCGCGTGCGCGTCACCGATATCGATTGGGAGCAGATCGAAACCAATCCGCGCGAGGCGGCCGAGCTCATCACGAAGAAGAACATCTTCGGCGAAGTCGACTGGCAGGCAATGCAGGCCGCCGGCGTCGACCCGGGCGCCGGGTTCATGATCCAGAAGGTATACGCCGCAGTCGCGCCAGATCCGGCGATCGATTCCGCGCTCGGTCGCAAGGACTATGCAACGGCCATCGAGTCCTTGCGCAACCGTATGGAGGCATGCAAGACCGTTGAGGATGTCAGCAATACGCTGGACGAAATCCAAAACGAGCGCGATGGAATCATACTCACTGCCGAAGAGGAGGCGCGGTATACCGAGCTGAGTGAACAGCTCTCCGTTGAGAGGGAAAAGGTCAGCGCGTTGGATGCTCAGGCTGACGCGATGTATCAGCGGCAGCTAACCGCTCAACAAAGCTACTCTCGTCTCAAGTTTGATATTGAGAAGCGCGAGCTTCGCAAGTGGAAAGTTCCGCCTGAAATGCGCGCGGAGGTAGTCGTTGCCCAAGGCGAGGCCGAGCGTCTCATGGCGGAGTGGCATGACTTCCGCGAGAAAAACGGCATGCAGACTCTCACACACAGTGAGAAGACGGACCGCGGCACTCATACCCGATTCGAGTATCCCTATAAAAACAAATACTACGAGCTGGCCAAACAGCGTGGCGCTGTGCGCGATGCTGCTCAGGCCCGGAACCTTCGCGAGAACCCGTTAACTCGTGCATGGAATTCGCTCGGTGAGTCCTTCACCGCAGTCATCGATTTCCGCCGCAGCAAGGGATCTGAAGCATTTCGGCGTCACATGGCCACCGCGAAAGTGGGCCGCATCAAAGATTGGGAGTGGGCCGAGAAAAAAAACGAACCGCGCAAGGCGAGTAAGCGATCGACCACCTTCCAATTGAAGGTGGCTGACAAGTTTGAGCGTACTGGCGGCCGCAATGTATCCGTTGGCTCAACCGCAGGATTGAAAGATCACTTCAACCTTCGGGAAGTGCAGTCTGGGAACTGGGTTCTGGATGATCCAAACTCGGCCAAGTTCCACGTGGAGAGCTGCGGCAACGCCTTCGCCGATATGGCGGACATTCTCGGCTTCCCGGACTCTCAGATATCCTTCAATGGGCGGCTCGCGATGGCATTCGGCGCGCGGGGCCGCGGAAATGCTGGCGGTAGCGCGGCCAAGGCTCATTATGAGCCTATCGATCGCGTCATCAACCTAACCAAGATGGCCGGAGGCGGAAGCCTCGGACACGAATGGTTTCACATGGTTGATAACCTCGTGAAAGAGGCAACAACAGGCGTTGCTTCGGGCGTCGATGACTTTGCTTCCGAAAGCAGCAAGTCTCTGCACAATCCAGCTCTGAGCTCGGCCTTCAATGAGCTGACCACCGCCATGATGAGCGGCCCGCATCGAAAGACAGTCACGATTCAATATTCCGAATCCGATGAAAGGCTGGCAAAAATCAACATGGACCAGCGTTACGGCTCCGTGCGTGAAGCGATCCGAGGCGCTGGAAGTATCCAGGCCGCCATCGATAAAGTGCATTCCATGTTTGACCGAGGGGCCTTCGGCAAGGTAACGGGTCGCAAGGCAAAAAGTCAGCGTGACACGTGGATCAAGATTGCGGCCATCCATCATGCCGGTAATCCCCAGCGTGAAGTCAGCTATGAGACCGGTCCCGGGATGTCCATGTTTGCAATCGAATCGATCCACCTTGATCAAGGTGCCTCTGGGAAGTACTGGTCCAGTCCGAGGGAAATGGCTGCTCGAGCCTTCAGCTCCTATCTACAGGACAAACTCGAAGGGGCGGGCAGGCAGAACACGTATTTGGTTTCCATGGCCGACAACGAGGCGTACAAGGCGCTTGGCGAGCCGAGCCGTCCATTCCCCGAAAGTGAGGAGCGCGAGCGGATCAACGCTGCTTTTGAGAAGCTGTTCACAGTTATGCGCGATCAGGATGTACTGGCGAAAGCGCTGGCGTTGTTCGAGGCGTAAGGCTCAAATTCGATACAACCTCTGGGCGGAAATACCCCGTCAGATCAAGTAGCTGTTCCAGTCTTACGATGTCGTGACGGTAGCCTGCGGACCATGGACGGCAGCACTTTGCATGTGGCAGATAGCGATTTCATATCGCTCTCGGGCCTATTTGCGAAGGCTGTTCCGCAGCAGGAAGGTGACCGCCGGTTGTTGTATCTGGAGGCGTCGGACGAATCGACCGACCACCAGCAGGAGAAAGTCCTGCAGTCGGCACTGGCCGATAGCAAGGATTTTTTCATTCGCCACGGCAATGTCGACATTTCGCATTACACACTGATCGGACTGAAACACAACATTCCGAATCACATGGAGTACGAGATTGGGAAGCCTCTGGACGTGGGTTTCCACAAGGATAAGACCTTCGTCAAGACGGAGCTGTACCGTGGTGAGTCCCCACAGGCGCGCAATGCTACGCTGGTTTGGGATTCACTGACCAAGCAGCAGCCCCCGATGCGCTGGTATCCGTCCGTGGGTGGCGGGATTTTGCACCGCGAGCCAGCCATCGACCCCAAGACCCAGCAGAAAGTCACCGTAGTGAAGAAAGTTCGCTGGTGCAATATCGGCTTGGATCGAACCCCGGTGAACTCGCAGGTCCCGGAAGTGTCGCTCGCCCCCATTGGCGTCTTCGCAAAGAGCATGGGCGCGCTGGTGTCGTTCACGAAGACGCTGACGGCAGGATACGGAACCGATGCCGCCACGCTAACCGGCGGGGCCGCCTTTCGTAAACAGTCCCTGCACGGTGCCGTCCACAACTATTTCGCATTCCGTGATCGCCTCGCCAAACATCTGATGGCGAATCGCGGGGCAGACCTGGGCTCGCATGAGCTGATCGATCATTCGATCAACGTGTTGCAGCTCGAGCCTCATACCGCCGCCGAGTGGGTGGGGCGTTTCATGCGTGATCTACACAACACACTTCATCAACGGAGCGCATCATGAGCACTGTTAAAGCAGCCGTTGCCGCAGCGGTCGGCACTGGTACCACTTCCGCATCCTCCTTCGATGCGCTCATCGGCGAGCTCGACACGATGCTCAAGGCGCATCCGCACACGGAGAAAGAGAAGGACAAGGACGACGACGAGCAGGGCGAAGGCTCTGGCGAGGGTAAGGGCGAGGGCAAAGGCGAAATGCGCAAGTCTTTCTCCATCAAGCTCGAGAGCGGCGAGCTGGTGGAAGTGGAAGACGCCGGCGAAATGCTGAAGGCCCTGCAGACGCAGTTCGAGACTTCCGAACAGAAAGTGCTCGGAACACTCACTTCGGCGGTGCAGCTCATCGCCAAGCAGGGCGTGATGTTGAAGTCGATGTCTGAGACGCTGGAAGGCGCTCAGAAGACGATCGGCGAGCAGGGCACCAAGCTGGCTTCGCAAGAGACGCTGATCAAGTCTCTGCAGGACAACCTGCAGAAGATCGGCAACTCGGGCTCCGGGCGCCGCGCTGTCGTTGCGGTCACTCCGCCTGCTGCCATGACCGCCACCGCGCAGAACGCCAGCAATGGCATGCCCGAGGGCGTGACTCATCAGGAGTTTTTCGCCAAGGCGATGGAAAAGCAGAACATGGGGAAAATCACTGCGACAGATATCGCCATCGCGGAAGCCAGCCTCAACAGTGGCATCGCGATTCCCGAGAATCTTGTTTCGCGCGTGCTGTCCTAACAGGCAGCGCGGCTCCCCCGACTCAACCAAAAACGGCCCGTAACCGTCTAAATTTAGAGGAACACTTCAATGTTGGACCCCAAGGTTTTCCCCCAACTCGCACCTGGCATGTCTGCCACTGGGGCAATGGGGCTGAATGATGTGGCGGAGCTGCAGAAAGCTCTGACTGTCGGTTACGGCACTGACGTGTCGACCCTGTCGGGCGGCGCTGCTTTCCGTATCCAGTCGCTGGATCGCACCATGATGGCGACGATTCAGGAGAACAAGCACTTCCGCCTGTTCAATGAGCTGATCAAGCAGCCTGCAACGGCAACCGTCGACGAGTGGACGGAACAGTCGAGCGTCGGCGGATTCCTCGGTGGATCGACCAACTCGGAAACGGGCACGATCGCGTCTGCTCAGGGCCAGTACAACAGGCGCGTGGGTCTGGTGAAGTACCTGATGACCCGGCGCGAAGTGTCGTTCGTGAGCACGCTGGGCAACAACATTGTCCAGTCCGAGGCGATCGAGCAGCAGGCCGGCGCCAAGCAGCTCATCACCGACGCGGAATACCTGTCGTTCGCGGGCGATTCGGCTGTGGTGCCGACCGAGTTTGATGGCATCTTCGCTCAGCTTCAGGCGGGCGTGCTTGCCGGGCAGGTCGACCCGCAGAACATCATCGATGCGCAGGGCGTCGCGCTCTCCTCGGTGAACCTAGTGAACCAGGCCGCCGCACAGGTCAGCGGTTACGGAAATTTCGGTCAGCCCACGCACATTTTCACCTCGCAGCTCGTGCAGGCTGACTTCGATACCGGTCTGGATCCGGCTTTCCGCGTGCCGCTGCCGGATGTCCCGGGCGGTGGTACCCAGTTGGGCGCTCCGGTGAAGGGCATTCGCACCTCATGGGGCGATATCGCCAACATGCCGGACGTGTTCATCCCGGACGAGAAGAACATGCGCCCCTTCGAGCTGGACAATGCCGCGATCGCAACGGCGAACGCCGGACTTGCGCCAGCAGCCTTGGCGGTTGACGCGAGCGTGACCGATGCGGCATCCAATTTCTCCGCAACCGTGGCGGGGAATTACTACTGGGGCGTGACGGGCCTCAATGCCGGTGGTCAGTCGACGATCGTGAAGACGGCCCAGACGGCCGTGGCCGCAGGCAAGAAAGTGACCATCACGATCACGCGCTCGGCAGGCGCGCTCGAGAGTGGGTACGCGATCTATCGCTCGCGCCTTAACGGCACGAATGCGACCAGCGATCTGCGCCTGATCAAGCGCATCCCGATTGCTGGTGCCACGACTCCGTATGTGGACTTCAACATTGACCTGCCGGGTACCACGAAGGCGTTCATCCTGAATATGACGCCGGGGGATCAGGCGATCACATGGCGGCAGTTGCTGCCGATGTTGAAATTCATGCTGTACCCGACCGTCAGTGCGGTCATTCCGTGGGCACAGCTCATGTTCGGCTATTTGCGGATCACCAAGCGCAAGCATCACGCGATCGTCAAGAACATCGTGACGAATGCGCAGGTATGGAAACCGTACGGCAACGTAGCGACTTGAGATTGACTCAGATTTGAGTCACATTTGGGGCGCGCTCTACGGGGCGCGTCCCATTCAAGCCACAAGAGCGCAACGCTATGCCGAAAGTGATTTGCACGCTGCCGAACGCCTCCTCCGAAATCAACGGAGTGAAGTTTGTCTCCCACAAGCAGGGGATGATTTCCGAGGAAATTCCAGAGGATGTTGCGAAATCGCTGACATCCATTCCCGGCTATCACCTACATGACTCCAAGACTGGAGGCATTGCGCAGCCCGACGCCGGGACTGCACAGGTGCCCCAGCCGCAGGCAGATACGGCAGGCGAGCAGAAGGGAGCGCAGAGCGTCAATGTTGCCACTCCCGAATCGCTCGCGAGCGCAGCTCAGAATTTCACGCCGACCGACCGTCAGCGATTGATAAAACTGCTGATTGAGCAGCAGCCGCGCGGCGGTTCCCAGCAGCAGCCCACTTCTCCGCGACCGCCAGCAGCCCCAGCTTCGAGGGCGCCCGAGTCCGCAGCGCGAGAGGAGGCCCCGCCCCCGGGCTCACCAGCGCCATCCGACAAGGACGGAAGCGATGCGCCCTCGTCCTCTCCTTCGCCGAGGACTCCGAAGTCTTCCAAGACCGCGAAAGCAGAGGGCAAGTCCGACGATCCGACGTTCTAACTTCTTTCTCTGGAGCTTACTCACATGTCACGAGACTTAGTCGATGAACTCAACCGTGCGATGCCAGCCTTCGCGCATGTGAAAGGCTCTGGCGGCAAGGTAGGGTTCGGAAACCTGATGCAGCAGATCATCACGAACCAGAACGCCATTCTGGCCAAGCTGGATACGATCGGTGGTGCTGCTGACGTGGCTGCAATCAATGCAGCGGCAGGGACCACCAACGTTGCAACGTCGGCGATTCCTGATCTGGTGACGCAGGGCAAGACGTCGGCTTAAAAACCGTTCCGTCATCAGTGATAGACAACAGAGCCGCCGTCTGAGCAATCGGGCGGCGGTTTTGTATTTTTGGGGGACGCATGACTGCGACGATCATCGTTGGCCAAGATGAAAACCTTTCGGCCACCGTGCAGGTAAACGGATCGCCCGTTGCGATCAACACAAGTCAGGCGGTGAACGCCAGCCTGCTCACACTTGATGGACAGACTACGCTCGCGCCCAGTCGCGCCTGCGATTCGGGAGCTGCAGGGGCTGACTGGTCAAAGGGTGTCGTGGTGGCCGCCTTCACCAGCATCGAGACAGGCGCGCTGATCGCTGGCACCGACGTCATGATGGTGCTGGCCGGACCGGGATTCGTGAAGCGATTCCGCGTGCACGTGGAGAACTTGACCACCATTCCGCAGTCGCTGCTGTTCATCCGCGACATGGCGGTGGACGAGCTCCGGCAGGACAACCTAGTCCTGATGGCGCAGACCTACTTCCCCGGCTTTTCGTTGACGGACGATTTCATTTGGGATAAGGTCAAAACAGCTGAATCTGAAATCGCTCGAGACTTGCGCATGCCTCTGATCCCGACACAGTTTTTCCCGAACCCGCCCACGGATGCGCAGCTCATCGCGTTGCCGCCGGGGATGCCATGGGCCATCGATCCGACATACGACTACGACCCCGATTTTTTCCAGGAAGAGA